TCTGGGAGATGTTTGACTACCTCTGGGCGGAGTCTTTGCCTGCTACGGGGCTTCCGATCCGCGAGGATCTTCCGATTCCGCCTCGTCCTGCCAACATCGACACCGACAAAGAGGCCCGTCAAGAATGGCGCAAACAGGCTCGGGCTGTCCACGACTCCAACCACCGACGGGGATCTGAGAGGCTGGCTGCTAGTCGCCTTCACTGGATCTGCAAGCAGTTCTTGGATCGAAAGTTCTGGTTCTGCCATCAGGTTGACTGGAGAGGCCGTGCTTATCCCGTCACCTACTACCTGAGTCCGCAGGGGTCGGACTACGTCAAGTCTCTCCTGACGTTTGCCTCGGGTGCCCCGGTGGAATCGGTATCTGCCAAACGTGCTCATGCAGTCCACGGAGCCAACATGTTTGGCCTGGACAAGATGACGTTCGATGATCGGGTAGCTTGGGTCAAAGATCAGGAGTCTTGGTTACGGAAGATTGCTGAGGATCCACTGGACTGCCGAGATTGGGAGGCCGCAGGTTCTCCATGGCAGTTCTTGGCCTGGGCTATCGACCACGTTGCCATCCTAGACAACCCCCTACATCCCTCAACTCTTCCAATTCAGCAGGATGCTACGCAGTCGGGCATCCAGATTTACTCCTTGTTGCTGCGCGATACCGCCGCAGCGCAAGCCACGAATGTGACCCCCTCGGATGTGCCGCAGGATCTCTACGGGCTGGTCGCGTCTGAACTAGAGAAGCGTCTTTTCTCAGTTGCCCAGAGTCCTGGCCCCAACCAAAGACTAGCCAAGGCGTGGCTCGATTTTGGAATCGACAGGAAGTGCTGCAAGCGCCCTGTAATGACTCGGGTTTACAACGCGACGCGACATAGCTCTAGCAAATATATCCAAGAGTGGGCTGAAGATAAAACTAATGCCTCCGGTAAGCCTCATCCTCGACGCGAAAACGATGATGAAAAGCCTTACTGGTTCCTGACGGAGTTGCTTTGGGACGCCATGGAGACCGTTGTCTCTTCGACTACTCGGGGACAGGATTGGTTTAGTGAGGCTGCTACTTGCTTTGCCGACAAAGGGCTACCGATTACGTGGACTAACCCGCTCGGTATGCCAATTAAGCAGTGGTATAGCGACCACAATCACTACTGCGTTAGAACACGCATCGGTGAGAAGTTTCGTCAGGTTGGCCTACGGGCTGCAACTGGTAAAGTAGATCGACGTAAGATGCGGTCGGCCTTTGCTCCCAACTTTATCCATAGCTTAGACGCTGCTGCCATGATGAGAACCATGGTGCTAGCGCAGCAACTAGGTGTCAGGCATGTCGCCTGTAACCACGATTCATTTGCTTCTATAGCCGCAGATAGTCCTGCATTGGCTGAAGCTACTCGTCAGTCTTTTTATGAGTTGTTTTCTAATGATGTTTTAGATAACCTCATAAAAGAGTTACAGGCGCAACTGCCAACCGATATTGCTATTCCAAATATCCCTAGTTACGGGGATCTGGATGTTTCTTTGGTTCTTAAGTCTCCTTATTTCTTTAGCTGATATGCAAAGCCAACCGCGCTTTACGTCCCCATTGGGGGTTCTCGGGTTTCCTTCTGCCATCCACGCGCCTGATAGCAAGTTCGCGGACGACACGGATCCCAACGACTTGGGCGACTACAAGGCTCGCCTCTTCCTAGAGGGCGACGATGCCCAGGCTTTCAAGCAGCACCTTGAGGGCATCTGGACGGAGTTCTACCAAAGTGAACTCAAGGACTCAGGCAAGAAGAGCCTGAAGATCGACCCGGATCTGCTTCCGTGGTTTGAGGAAACGGACGATGACGACGAGCCTACGGGCCGCATGGGTTTCCGCTTCAAGATGAAGGCCCGCGTGAAGAAGCGCGACGGCACTTACTTCGACCAGCGGCCCAAGGTCTTTGACACCAGCAACCAGCTTATTCGCCCGGAGGAGATGCCGAACATCGGCTTGGGTTCTCAGGTCAAGATCGCGGGCCGGTGCCGCCTGTGGCGCAACCCCAGCAAGATGGGCATGACCTTGTGGCTGGAGGGCGTGCAACTCCACAAGTTAGTGGAAGGTGGCGTAGGAGCTACGGCTGACTCGTTTGGATTCACCGGAGAGTCTAACGGCTTTAAGGACGAATCAACAGGCGGCTCTGACTTCTAATGATCGAGTTGCGGCTTCCTATAAACCCGGTTCCGTGTCCTCGACCACGGATGACCAGAACGGGGCGGATGTATTATCCGCGAATCTATAACAAGTTCAAAAAGGAAGCCGCAACTGTGCTGCCCGGATGTCTCTTTGATGCTGGGCTGCATCGTAAGCTGGAAGGTCCGTTGCTTGTAAGGATGGCTATGCGGGTGCGCCGTCCCAAGCAAACTAAGCTATTGCACCCGAAGCCTGACGTAGACAACTATGCGAAAAGTGTGCTCGACCTGCTTTCTGGTTGGGCGTATACTGATGACACGCAAGTAGTCGAACTTGAAGCAACTAAGTCATGGAGTTCGCCGGGGGAGCCTGGGGAAATCCAAGTTTTTATCGAGCCTCTGCATGACTGAGTCACAACTGATCCGCCATGATCCGTGTCCCAAGTGTGATAGCAGTGACGCCTGCGCGGTCTACGACGACGGCCACGCTTTCTGCTTTAGCTGCAACACGCACTTCCCTGAGTCTGGTGAACCTGTAGAGGCTCTGCCTGAGAGGAAGACCGCAGCAGGATTGCTGAAGGTTTGCTACAGTGCGATCCCGAAGAGGAAGATCAGCGTAGACGTAGCTCGAAGCAACGGCTACGGCTCTGCCACTTGGAACGGCCAGCAGGTTCAGGTCGCTGAATACTGCAATGACCGGGGGGAGGTTGTTGCTCAGAAGGTGAAGACGGCTGACAAGAGGTTCACCATCTTGGGCGACGCGAAGCAGATGCGCTTGTGGCCCATGCACCGCTTTAACAGCGGGGGGAAGCGCCTACTGATTACCGAGGGGGAGACGGACCTTCTGGCGTGGCAGAGCTTGCCCAGCCAGGGAAACCGCTGGCCCGCAGTGTCCGTGCCTAACGGAGCGCCCGCCGCTCGTAAGGCGATTGCAAAGTGCCTAGACTTTGTCGAGTCGTTTGAAGAAGTGATCCTGTGCTTTGACAACGACGATGCTGGCCGAGATGCGGTGGATGATGTCTGCAACCTACTGACCCCCGGAAAGGTCAAGGTGATGCAGCTTCCGTCTGGCTGCAACGACATCTGTGATGCGGTCCAGCAGGGCTACAGCAAAGAACTCCAGGATTTGTATTGGGCTGCTAGCCCCAAGCGCCCCGACGGCATCGTGGGCAGCGAGGAAATCCTAGAGGCTCTACTGAAGAAGCCTGACCCTGGCGTGGACTACCCCTGGAAAGGACTGACGGACATCCTGCACGGGCTGCGCCGCAAGGAGTTGGTGACGCTGACGGCGGGGACGGGCGTTGGCAAGTCTAGCGTAGCTGGCTTGATCGCGCACAGTCTGGTGAAGCGTGGCGTTCGCATTGGATACATTAGCCTAGAGGAGAGTCTTGCGCGAACAGCGGAGCGTCTGGTCAGCGCGGAACTTGGGGTGCCTTTGCACCTGCACCGCCGAGGCGTGACAGACGAGATGCTGGAGTCTACCTGGAACGATGTGTTCGACGGGCAGGTGGTCATCTTCAACCACTTTGGCTCGATGGATGCCGAGGGTTTGACGCAGCGCGTGAAGTATATGCGGGTGGCCGAGGGCGTGGACTTTGTGTTCGTCGATCACCTGAGCATCCTTGTCTCTGGCTGGGGCGACGGAGACGAGCGCCGTCTCATCGACAACGTGATGACGGAACTCCGCTCGATCTGCGAGCAGACCGGGGTGGGCATGGTGCTTATCAGCCACCTCCGCAGTCCCACGCAGGGCGAGAAGAGTCACGAAGAGGGCGGTCGCCCGAAACTAAACCAACTAAGGGGATCCAAGGCTATCAGCCAACTGTCTGACGCGGTCATCGCTATCCAGCGGGACCAGCAGGGAGACGATCCTCATACTAGCGAAGTTGTAGTTCTCAAGAACAGGTTTAGTGGTCGCACTGGTCTGGCTTGCAAACTGCAATACGATGTCGATTCTGGCTTGATGAACGAGGTATCTGATGAATCTGAAGAAGCTGATTGTCCATTCTAGCACCATCTACTTCGACCTTGAGACGGACGGGTTGCTTGATGAGGTATCTAAGATTCATACCGTTGGCATGTCTAGTCCTGATTCTGTGGCTTACACCACGGGGCCGGAACCAGAAGAGATACACAAAGCACTAGATGACCTTGCCAATGCTGATGTCATTATCGGACACAACATCATTGGTTATGATATCCCGGCGATTCAGAAGCTCTACCCTGACTGGAAGCCCAGCGGCCATGTGATCGACACGTTGGTCTTGGCTCGGCTGGCGTATCCACACATGCAGCAGGTGGACTTCACGCGGTCTCCGAACGGTCTGCCGCGCAACCTGTATGGAAGCCACAGCCTCAAAGCGTGGGGCTTGCGGATCGGGGAACTCAAGGGCGACTACGGCGACCAGAAGGGCGCGTGGGAAGCCTGGAGCGAGGAGATGGATGTCTATTGCCGCCAAGATGTGGAGGTGACCAAAAAGCTGACGGCTCACTTGGTGGCTTGTGGCTTGAGCGACAGGGCTGCGGAGATGGAGCTACATCTCCAAGAGATCATCTGTCAGCAGGAGCGCCACGGGTTCTTGTTCGATGTAGAGGGGGCGCAGAAGTTGACGGCCTCCCTGGGGCAGCGCCGGGACGAGTTGCTGGGGCAACTACAGAAAGCGTTCCCACCCAAGCCTGAGAAGTTAATCGGTCCTTACGGGAACCAGAAGGCTCGCATGGTGCGGATGCTGGAGCAAGACGGCTATCAGGAGATGGACTGGATGTTCCCGGATGTTCGGGGGCAACTGGAGGGGCTGGGCATCCGGTTCAAGTGGGAAAAGGCGCAGCCGTTTAACCCGAACTCTGAGAAACAGATCATCGAGCGCCTAGAGCAGATGGGCTGGGAGGCCAAGGAGTTTACTGACAAGGGTCAGCCAAAGATGGACGAGCCTATCTTGGAGGAGGTAGGCAAGCAGTTTGACGAGGCCAAGCCGTTGGTCGAGTATTCAATGATTACTAAGCGGCTTGGTCAGATTGCAGAGGGCCGCTCTGCTTGGCTAAAGCTAGTGGGGGACGACGGTAGGATGCACGGTCGGTGCAACACTATGGGAACCATTACATATCGGTTCACGCATAGTGGACCAAATATGGGACAGATACCGGGAGTTCGCGCTCCTTATGGGAAAGAATGCCGTGGTTTCTTCCATGTTCCTAAAGGACGCCGTCTTGTGGGCTGCGATGTTTCAGGTTTGGAATTGCGCCTATTAGCTCATTACATGAGCCGATGGGACGGCGGGGAGTATGCCAAGATTATACTGGAGGGGGACATCCAT